ATAAAAAACGGCCCGTAGGCCGCATAAGAGATTAAGAAATCGCGATAACCGCGTCCGAGCTGGTGACCGGCGCTAATGCCGCAGAGGAAATCACAACGTGATAGGTTCCTGCATCGCTCGCCGTGACGGACGCTTTGGTCAGCGTATTTGCGTTGGCACCCGGTACTGCTTTGCCGTCTTTAAACCACTGATAAGACAGCGGCGCCCCGTTGCTTGCCGAGGCGGTAACTGATAAATCCAACGCATCGCCTGCCGCCAGTGTTGCGCCAGTAGGTTGAACCGATACGTTGATCACGGCTTTGGGACAACACCCCACTTCAGGTTGTTTTGTTTACCCTGTACGGTGATCTGGATGACCTCACTTGCCGGAGCGGTGATTTCGTTCATCTGCCAACCGGATAACGCCAGCAGCATTGTGGCCGTTCGGCGGTTCGGTAGCTCAATATAGAACTGCACCGTTTGGCGTGCTTCAGCGGCATTTAAGAAATCAGCAAAATCCTCGTTATCAGGATCGTCAACAAAGCCCAGCGATTTTTCAGGCCCCTCCGGTAAATCAGAAATAAACTGTTTGCTGGTATCAATCAGCGTGGTGCAATCCACAAAACTACCCGTCTGACCCGTTGCCCCCAACGCCTTACAGTTAATCAGCGGTTTTAACGCGGCAACCTCAGCGCCTACCGCGCCCCATTTCACCACGGTACCCGCAGGCAGCATGGCGTATTCTGGCGAAGTTTTTTTATCATCAGCCATCGTTTTCTCTCTTCATTTGGTTGGTATAGCGAGTGCTATTGGTTTTGTTCAATACCGGCGCGTAACTCGACGGCGAGAACGCGAAGAATGCGGGATTTGTTGTAATCCATGGCAGGACGGATAAACGGTGCTGCCACCTGTTTGATGGTGCCGAACTCTTGCGCCAGCGCCTTCATATGGTGCTTTTTGCTGGGGCCGACTCTCAGCGTAATCACCGTAAGGTACTTATCATCATTCATGCGGCTAGTGCTGCGGATTTTGATGGTATCGCGCATGTGCTCACCGGCGCTGGTGTCGTCGAATCCTGCGTGCGCTTTCATATCTTCCAGTACCGGAGCCAATGCTTCGCGCCCCGCGTTACGCATTACTTTGACGGCCTTATCCCCCATGGCCAATAATTGCCGCTCAAGCTCCTGCAGTCCTTTCACCTCGATAGTGATCATGGGGAAACCTCGACATACGTAATGAAATACTCCCGTAAGAGATCATAGAGTTGCTGGTTACTGGTTTGTGGGGTCGGTGTTTCTCGTAGACTTCCGCGCTCAACATACTGAACGGGGAAATCGGCAATAAAGCCGTGGCGTATCGCCTGCCACTTTCCCCAAATCAGCCGATCTAACGTTTTCAATCGCGTGTAATCATTAAGAATAATGATGCGTATCTGAAAACGCGCACGCACAACCGAAGTCCGCACAAGCCCTGTTTCAAGTGGCGGATCGGACACACACTGATAAGTGATCCCCTCCACCACATCTGCGGGTAGTAATAAGGGATAAACCGGCAGACCGGTGAGCGCTTCCAGTTCGGTTTTAATGGCCAGTTCTATCATGACGAATATCCGCCTCCGCCGTAATGATGAGCCGATCGGCATGGGTACGATCGGTTGAACGCACCGTGAAGAACTGTTGCCCAAAAACAACCTGCCAGTCCTGCGCAACATCCTCGCGCGGTCGCAGCGTAAATTGGTAGGTCTGGACAACCTGCTGCTGTTCGGAGGTGCGGATCTTGCGATCAGAAATCGGCTCAACCTTTGCCCATGTCTTTGCTACTTCTACCGGCTCATCCGGCAGCGGCTCCCCGAGCGGGCCGCGCCGTTGCTCAATCCGTCTCAATGTAATGCGTTTATTCAGCTCGCCAGCCGAGAGTGGCTTCATAATGGTTTAAACCGGTAAGGCTCGAGCAGCGCACGATAGGAGAACGGCACCGGCATTAATTGCTCTGGGCTGACCGCTTCACGGTTGGCATACCAATGTCCCACCATCATCATCAATGCCAGCTTGATATCGGTCGTCAATAGCAGCGCATCGCCCGAAACATCCTGCGCTTTCTCCACCAGCGTGCGGTTTAAGAAGGTTTCAGCAGCAGCCTTCGCCGCCTGTGCATAGAGCGTTAACAGTGCGTCTTCGCTCTTATCATCAATACGGCACTGTTGGCGTAGTTCCTCTAATTCTGGCGTCATAAGCACCTCAAGAAAGGCGGCATAACGCCGCCACGGGATTATTTAGAGGCAGGTGCTGCCGCCAGTTTGAGGAGTTTCACCGCATGGCTGTCCACCATCATCGAGCCCACACGTTTTGTGGTGTAAAAACCGACAAACGGCTTTTTGGTGTACGGATCACGCAACATACGAACACCAATGCGATCCAGAATGGTGAAACAGCGCTTAAAGTTACCAAAGCCAATCGGTGTGGCATCCCCGCCGATATCGGGGAACTGTTCGTTCTCCGCAATGCCATAGCTCAGCAACGAAGACGGCTGGCCCAACTGCAAGCCCGGCTGCCACAGGTAGTTGCCCTGTGAATCTTTCAGGGTACGCACAGTAAACAACGTGCTGTTATTCATCATAAAGCGTGCGCCGTTGCGGTACGGCTTACGCAGCGTATACACCAGCTTGATGATTTCATCGGCGGTAATGGCCGTCGGTTTAGCCGCCAACAAATGCTGCAGCTTGCCCCAAGCACGATCCTTATCCGCTTCATCCGTACTGCCGTAGGTCAGTAAGCCCTTGGGTTTTTTACTGCCATCGCCGTTAGTGAAAGCAATCTCTTCTTGCTCAGCAAACTCCTGCGTGAGCTCCGTGGTAATAAAATTCTCTACGTCAAAGTACGCATCATCGAGCATGGTTTGCGTAGCCATCGGGTTGGCGTAAATCTCCCCCCAAACAGGCTCAATAATTGCCAGCTTTGAGGTGTTAGTTTCAGGACGCGCATCGGTTTCCCCTACCCAGCCGCTATTCGTCCCACCTTGATTCACCAATTTTTTATAGTTTGGGGTCCCCATGGTGATCACGTTACATTCGGCACGCATCACCACTTCATCTTTCAACGCGCTGATGATATTGCGATCCAGTTCTTCCGGTACCGCATAGCCCCCATCTGGATCGGTTGTGGTCTGCATCGCTTTACGTTCCAGATCGGCCAACCCATCTTCTTTACCCTTACGCACAAACTGACCGAATGCCGTCTTATGCTCAGTCGCCGCTTTTGAGCCGTTACCACCACCGGGACGTTTTACTGCCACTAGCTCCTCTTCTAATGCCAATTTCAATGCATCGAGCTCGGTCAGTTTGCCGTTAAGCGTCTCAACGGTTTCAGACAGCTTGCCCTTTTCCTGCTCGATAGCCTCAAGGCGCTTATCATTTTTCTGGCGGAACTCGTCAAAGTTACCTTTCAGCTCATTCGCGACCTGTTCAATGTCTTTAATATCTACAGCCATGGTGTTACTCCTGATTAAAATTGATTGATTTCAGTGCATTTAATGCCGCGCTCAGGTCGCCAGCGTCTCGCTGTGAAAGTGCGCTGTAGCCATCCGCCATAAATGCCTTGGCTTGGCTTTTGGAAAGTCCAACGTCTCGCAGGACTCGCTCAATACTTTTGGGTGATGGCGTCTCCCCACGCGCAAATGCGGATTTCACATCGCTCACACGCGCCTCATCATTGGCAGGGAACGTCACCGGACTGACCTCCCAAAGGTCGATCTCTTTAAGCAAGAAAGCTTCTTTAGTGCGGTCGTATTCGTAATCTTTCAGCGCGTAGCCAATAGAAAGGCCGGTTAAAGAACCGGCCTTCATGTGGGCATGTGCGCGTTTGGCGAGAGGGTCATCATCGATGAGTAATCGCCCCCGAACAAAGAGCCCCACCTCGTCCTCTTTCATCTCGGTATAAATCCCGATGGGCTCTTGCATATCGTGCTGCCAGAGCATTGCCGGTAAGCTGCCTTTTTCGCGCCAAAGGCTGAGCGATTTAGTAAAGGCACCCGGTACCACGATGTCATCGAAACAATCTTTGACGCCGAACACCGAGCCGTAGCCCTCAAACTCACCGCTGTCGTTGACTGACTTGAGTTTCAGTGGCACATCAAGACGTTGTTTGATCATCGTCATTGGGTTCTTCCTGTGGTTTAGGTTTTGCGCTATCGGTCGGCTTCGTGGTCATATTCATCGGGGTGAGATACACATCACCGCCCGGACGCGGGTTACGATCTTCTAATTCAAGGCAATCATTAGGGGAGTACATCCCCCAGTTGATGGCGGTGGCGTAGGCTTCAAAACGAGATTTCATGTCGCCGCGTAACAACGCCCCAACGTTGAATTTGGCGTACAGCTGCCCTTGTTTGCTGGCCTTCACTAATCCAAGGTTAATTCGCTGTTCAATGCGGGTGAGGTAGGGAACAAGCGAGTAATTAATAAAACCGATCCCAAGGTTCTCAATATTGTTGAACGTCGCACGATCGGTGTTTTGCACCAGATGCATGGGCACACGGAAAATGCGGCAAATCTCCTCGAGCTGAAATTTACGGGTTTCTAAAAACTGGGCATCTTCAGCCGAGAGACTGATTTGGTTCCATTTCAGTCCCATCTCCAAAATCATTGGCTTGTGGGCGTTCGCCAACCCTTGATGCCTATCTTCAAAATCGCCTTTTAAGCGATTAAAGGCCTCATCCGATAGCGTCTGATCCGTTTCCAGTACCCCACTGGTGACCGCGCCATTACTGAAAAGGCGTGAACCATGCTCTTCCGTTGCCATCCCCAGTCCGATCGCCTGACGTGCATACGCAATCGGACTTAGTCCATTGAGGCCATCGAGCGTAAAGATACGCACATGCCAAATCTCTTTCTGGCTCAAGGTATCGCTTGAACCATCGGGAAACGTCACCTGATAGACCGGCTCCCACTGGCTGTTTAGTTTGGCGACAACGCTACCGGGATCGAGCGGGAGCAACTCGACAACCTCCCCCAGCGCCATGACTTTGTACGCAAAAAAGTTACCGCGCAGACATAAACAGGCGACAAGCAATTCCCAAAACTCTTGGGGGGTCATATAGCCGTTAGGTTTGACCGAAAGCAGCTTATAAAGCCGTTCTTTAATGGCCTTTTTGCTTCCACGTTCTAATTGTTCATACAGAGAGCAAGGCAACATGCCCACCGATTCAGCTAACACGCGAACACACCCAAATACCGCGGTAAGCTGCATGGCCAACTGTGGGCTCACTCTTTTTCCTACATAAGTGTCATAGGAAATGCCGATAAGCTCACTGAGCGCCTGTGGTGTCATCGCCTTATCACCCGACTTGTGGAACATACCCGGAAAGAACATCACCCCTCCTTATCGGGGTTCCCCGTCTGGGTACCCAACATCCGAGACACCAAGAAAGACCAGACCAAACACAATAGGCCAGCCACAATAAATCCTGCAGGCGGATATATTCGCCACACGCCATACGTCAAAAAAAGCGCGCCAGCGAGCCCCACCAAGATCGACAAGGCGGTAAAAAAATGTGGTAAAGACATAATGGTTAACCGTTAGAGGGAACGAAGGCCGTAGGTCTCGATGTGTGTGGAAAGGCTATCCCCCACGTCACCACCGTTGACCAGTAATCGACTCATGGCAGTAAACAGCGCGGCGGGACCATCAATTTTGGCCTCCGGCGTCGATTTATTGGGGAAGATATTGTCATTTTTATCTGGTTTTACCGTGACGTTCGACATCATCCAGTTCATCACGGGATGGTTGCTATGATGGAAACGCCCACCATAAACCAAGGCTTCTAGCTCCTTCATTGCCTCAGAAAAATTACGCACCGTCTGCGGCACCTCCACCAGCGGCAACCCTTCTTCCGCTAATGCCAGACTAAACTGTGTCGCGCTCCATGGGTCAAAACCAATCTCCTTAAGGCTTTCGCCCGTTACCCATATTTGCAGCTCTTCTTTAATCTGCCCATGATCGATAACGTCACCGTCTGTCAGAATGAGCTTATCCATATCAGCCCATTTGCGATAAAGCTCTGCCTGTTGGCGCGAACATCGTTCTAATCGCCCTTCAGGTAACCAGAATTTAAAATCAGCATGCACATGGCCATTGTTGGCCTGCCATACTTTGACCGCCGCACAAATATCAATTTTGTTAGAGAGGTCTACACCCACCCACATTGGGTAGGTTTTTAGTTCATGCTGAGGGGCAAGGTATTCGCATTTATCCCATTTAAGCATGTCCATCCACGCAGACTCAGCGGTCACCCAAATATTTAAATGCTTGGTGTAGAAGTTAATACGCGCTGATACCTGCTCTTGGGCTTTTTTGGCAAGACGACGCAAATCATCCCAACGCTTACAAATACCCAAGCCGGGATTGGCCTTTTGCCATACCGTCTCATCAAAGGGATCGTCATCCGCATCCAGCGTAAAAATAATGGCAAAAAAGGTATCGTCATCCACCTGCCCACGCAGCACCTTAATGGCATAGTCGCGCTGTTCGTAGCAGATCCCTTCTTTATTGAAACCCGCCGTCGTTATGGCAAAGAGTAAAGACTGCAAACGTGCGCCGGTCGCCGTCTCCAAAACGTCCCATACATCACGGGTTTTATGTGCATGCAACTCATCCACCACCGCGCAATGGATGTTCAACCCATCAAGGTTATTCGCCTCACTGGATAGGGGAAGAAAACGCGATGAGGTTTGCTCCTGAAAGATAGCGAGCTTATTAAATTCAAATAACCGCCCCAGCGTGGGTTTTGCTTGTTTGACCATGCTTTTTGCATCGTCAAAAACGATACGCGCCTGATCGCGGGTCGTGGCGGCAGAATAAACCTCAGCCCCACCTTCTCCATCCGCGCCCGTCATATAAAGACCGACACCCGAGGAGAGTGTTGATTTAGCGTTTTTACGCGCCACCTCGTTATAGGCCGTTCGAAAACGTCGCACCATCACAGGACGGCCACTGCCATCATTGCGTAGCACCACCTCTCCGGTATTTTCATCCACTAGCGGGATCACAAACCCAAAAATATTGATGAGAATGAAAACATGCCAATCCATCAAGTCGATTGGTTTTCCGGCTAGGTTACCCTTCACGTGGGGAACGAATTTATAAAAATTAAGGATATGCTGAGCGCGAGGTTCACTGAAAAAGACACCGCGCTTCTCACCGTTTTTGAGGTCATCTAGAAAACGCTGGCAAGCTAGCTTAACCAGATCACAAGCAATGATTTCCCCCGCCACGACTTTTTCAGCGTAGCGAATACCATCAGCCACCTTTGCCATTTAGTCTCTCGCTTTTAAGAATTCGGCGAACGGGTCTTCCTCTCCCGGTGCCTTGATTTCGACCTTGGAACGGCTGGCAGGCGTCATCCCAAACTCAGCCTGCATCTTGCAAACTCGTTTCCAAGCATCAGCCATCATGGCAACTTGCGGATGGGGACGGATCATCACACTGCCATCTGCCGAGGTTGTTTTGTACGAATCACCCTCCTGATCGATAACATCTCGGTGGCGTCGCCACTCTATGTATGCACCAACCAGTAGTTCCAGCGCCATACCATCCAGTGAAGTAATGACGCCCATCCCTTCCAAGCGCTCGCCTAAGACCTTGAACCAGTAACGTTCTTGTTTGTTGAAATGCTTAGGCGTTGTGGGTACCCCTTTCGGGGGTTTTGGCTCATTTTTGTTGATCGGGCGTTTTGATGGGTTCCCCTTCACCAAACGTAGGTGGGTCGGGGTTTTCGGTGGCCCTGACATAATCGAATTCTCCTATTAATCATCGGTTGGGAGGACCCAAAAAAGGGTTTCTAACCTGCGGCGATCCGTAAAGAGGTAAAGCGGCGGTCCTTTAGGCTGAGAGGGGTAGAGATTTGATTCCCCCCTCCCCTACTGGAATGAGAACAAATATCGTTTAATGTGAAATCATTCAATATGCAATGATAAATACAATCAAACGACAATCATTATCATTCATGAGGCGCATTGAATCTCAGCAGCGACCAACGTCAACGCAAGGAGTGCCTCGCCATCTGGATGTGCCTCTAGAAGACTTCTAATCGTTTCAATGCATTGTTGGGCAGCCTGCTGCTTATCTTCGGGTAATGAAGCTATCAGCCCTTTAGCCATCAATACTGTTTGCTCGTCTTGCGTCATTTCATTCGCTCCGTTGCTGTCTTGGTTCGATGGCAAGGCCAACACAATCCCTCAAGGTTGGCATCATCGTCGGTACCGCCATGGCTTTTAGGTTTGATATGGTCAACCGTGGTCGCGGGAATGGCTCGCCCTTCACGTAAGCAGGCTTGGCAAAGGTGCTTATCACGATTAAGAATGCGCTTACGAATGAGGGTCCACTTGCTACCGTAGCCACGTTCGTGGCGACTCTTGCCCTGCTGATGGTTCTCCCATCCTGTATTACGGTGTTCCTCGCAATAGCCGCTGCGGTCAGTGGTAGTATTGCTGCAACCATGTTTGCGGCATGCGCGTGGGATAGCTCTAGGCACCTTAGCGCATGCTCCCATATATCAACCCACCGGGACGACACTCAGTCTTAATAGCTTCATTAACGAGCTTTCGCACAGCCTTACTTAGCTGTCGTTTGTTGACTGGTAAGCACGGCGCGGTTGCTGGGCACAAGAACATTGCGCCATTGAATACATTGAATGCATCGCTACCACGTATAGATGCGTTAAGCTCTTCCAACTTCTGTTGCGCGTCGCTAATGTCGGCATCGATTTGAACAGTCACTTTACTGATCACCTTGCCTTTATCGTGCGTCTGTACATTGTTGGCTGGATGCCATAGTGAATGGCGACGATGGTCGTTTGAATGTTCAGAGTCTGCATTTCCTGCTAGTATTCCGGGCGCTGAGATTTTCAGTGGGAAATATTCAGGTATTCCGTTTACTGTCGTTCTCAATCCCCACGCATCGTACTGAGCCGAGCCAGCAGCATTCGATACCTCATAGCCGTCACTATTATTAGTAATGCTCATATTTGCCATCACGTCTCGCAGTGATAGATGTTTCATTTAGAATAATCCTCTATATGTGAAAGTATCGCCCCGCGTAATTCAGAGACGACACACATTCAAAACAGTGTGTTTATCCTTAAAATACGAATGGCCAAACTTATAAAGCAGCAGAAAATAAAAAGGCCACCAGCGGTGACCAATCTGTTAGCCTCAATACCAATACAGTTACTACTTCTTTATGGTTACTATTAGCTTTCCATTGCACATGTGCTCGCATGTGTGTTTACCGCCGACAATATCAGTTGATGAGTACGGCATATAAAGGAGTTAGCTATGATTAAAGAAAATTTTAACTTAAAGATGGAATGTAACGGCAAGACAATTGACGACCTTAACAAAGAGATTGGACAGCTTAAATGCGTGGTAGGGTTTCTAATGGCTCAACTACCACCAGAGCAACGTAAATCTGTAATTGAAAATCTTACTACATTCGAACTCAATGATTCTGTTAATGAGTTTCGTCAATTCCTTTGAAAATAGCGTTACGCGATAACTGAATACCCCAGCCCTTTTCTGAAAAGGGCTGTTTTAATCCCTGAATCTTTTTCTTAAACGCCTTAACCCGCTGTTGCAAAGTCATAAATACCTCCGTCTCTTAGTTTTAGCTGTGATATTTGCATTATCACAGGCACTCATAAAATGCCTGCTGTAATGCCTACTGCCCGCTTAGTTTGTCATAGATGCGTTCACAGGTTCGTCCGGCGCTATAAGCACGGTCAGCCTCTTTTGCATACTCTCCTGCTGCTTCATTAGATTCGCTGAGCAACTGGGTAAGCAATATGATGGCTTGGGACTTTGACGCGCTTGAGCTGGCAGCGCTGGAAAGCTTGCCGGTTTCACTGTCTGCGAATTGTTGCCTGAGCTGTATGAGCTGTTGCTGCAACCTGTCAGCAGAACGCTTAGCATTAATAGCATCAGCTTTAAGCTGTTCGTTGTCTTCATCTGCATCTTTAACCGCCTGATTTGCTGCCTGTTGTCTGCGTTGTTCCTCTGCTCGTTCGTCTGCCTGTCGCTGGGCTAGAGCATCAGAATCCGCTTTATCACGCTGCGCCCATTTCAATTGCCAAGATTTATCAGCGCTGTCATAACCTACTGAGTAAGCCCCTAATAACGACAAAGCTACCAGCGCTATTAACGTTAGTGGCTTCCAGTAAATCTTGAGTAAACCAGCAAACGCTCTCATACCATCAACGCCGCCCGCGCTTTGTTGTAGCGTACCTTGCGATCATCGATACCATTCAAGCCGCCGTTGATAATCTGCGTCACACGGTAAACATCGGCACCGTAGGCCATACAGCCTTTTGATGTGTAGAACCATGCAGCCGAACGCGCAGCTTGTAGCTCTAACTCGAGCAGTTCTGGCTTAGTCACCAAATCAAGCTTTAGCGTAGCGCCGCATGCGCGATAGTTATCAAGGCCGGTAATCTGGATAAGGCCACGGCCACGGTATTTCCAACCATCCCCCGAAGCTTTATTACCTAAGCGATTGGTGTAGACCAAATTAGCGATCGCATCTTGTCGCGCTGGTTGCAGCGTCGTTCTGCCGAGTGCGTTGGCCTGCTGTTGAGTAATACGCTTACCAAATACAGCCACCAGCGCACCCGGTGTGTAATTCAGTGATTCAACAACCTGACGGAAACCGCCCGACTCATGGCCGACCTGAGCAATAAACATCGCCTTATCGGTTGCCGCCGTAATACCAAATTCTTTCATTGCTGCATCGATGTGCGGAAACCAGCGCGCAGCTAATCCGGCGCTAATATCAGCCGCCTGTTGAAACTGTTCGAGATCCATTGAATTGCCTTACTGTTGAGGAGGGACGCCTGTCTTACTGCCGACAACACGACGTAGAACCGAGCTGAAATAATCAATACCCAAGAAGCCAATAAAGACGCTTCCGATATACGCCCATTGCTGATCAAAACTCATCAACATGAGTAGGTCTTTAATGAAGAACGCCACCAGTGCACACATACCGGCATCAAGAATCCGTCGCCACCACGGTGAGTCCCCGTTATATATCCCCCGTAGGATAGCCATTAGACCCGCAATGAATGCGTAACTTCCCTCGCTGCGGTGCTCTGCAATCCATGTCATTAACATGGCCCAGAGTTCGGGGCTTTTGTGCATTTTCATGTTCTCCCCCCATCCACCAGCGCGGTAGGGTTAATTAGTGGAATAGCACCCAGCCGTAA